CTCTGATATTGAAACAGCATGGACGGAAGCGACCACTAACATGAGGGCGAAACTGCTCTCATTGCCAACCAAGGCTGCTGCCGAGGTTTTCTCTGCTGAGTCTATCTCTGAGGTTAAGAATCTGTTAAAAGAACAAATATACGAAGCACTCAATGAACTTGAAAATGTCGAAATCCATGTCCATAACCCTGTCTTGTCATCCGACACTGAAGACGGTATTGACGAAGGTGTTTCAGAGCCTGAAGCCACCACCTGATTTAAAAATCAGCGAATGGGCAGATCAGTTTCGGAGACTTTCGCCTGAATCGTCAGCGGAGCCAGGCTCTTGGGATACCTCTCGGGCTGAATATCAGCGCGGAATAATGGACGCATTCAACGATCCGACAGTCAGAGAGGTTGTCGTGATGAGTTCCAGTCAGTGCGGAAAAACCGAAATCTGCAATAATTTAGTGGGGTATCACATTGCACAAGACCCGTCCCCTATTCTTGTCGTCCAGCCAACATTGGACATGGCGCAAACTTGGTCCAAAGATCGCTTGGCTCCTATGCTACGGGATAGTCCTAGTCTTAGCAGTCTTGTTAAAGACCCTCGTGCTCGGGATTCGGGCAATACTACTTTGCACAAGATATTCCCTGGCGGTCATATTACTGCTTGCGGTGCTAACAGTCCCTCTAGTCTTGCTTCCCGTCCTATTCGTGTCGTCTTGTGCGATGAGGTTGATCGATACCCTGTCTCGGCTGGCTCGGAGGGTGATCCAGTAAGCCTTGCGAAGAAACGAGCCGCGACATTTTGGAATCGCATCGCGCCACGGGGAAGTTCGACGGCGCGCAAGGGAGCCAGTCGTATAGAAATGGCTTATGAGGAATCAGATAAAAGGAAATATCACGTTAAATGCCCTCATTGTGAAGCAGAACAGACATTAGCCTGGGCACAAGTAAAGTGGGAAGAAGGAAAACCTGAGACAGCGAAATATGTCTGCTCCGATTGTGGTTCTCTTTGGGATGAGGCAGAAAGAATCCGTGCGATTAAACATGGTAGGTGGCTTGCAACCTCAGACTTTAACGGAATTGCGGGTTTTCACTTATCAGCACTTTATTCACCTTGGACCCCACTGGCAGACGGTGTGAGAGATTTCCTCGAGGCAAAGAAGCAACCAGCAACCCTTAAAGTCTGGGTGAATACTTATCTCGGCGAGACTTGGGAAGAACAAGGCGAACAGATAGACGAGTACGACTTGGCAAACAGAGCCGAGGATTGGGACGCTATACCTGAAGACGTCTTACTATTGACTGCTGGCGTAGACGTTCAGGATGACCGATTGGAAGCCGAGATTGTGGGATGGGGCAGGGATGAAGAATCATGGTCTATTGCTTACAAAACAATCCACGGTGACCCTTCTGCGCCTGCGGTATGGAGAGACTTAGACGAGTTCTTAGGTCAGTCTTTCGAGCATGAACTTGGCGAAGACATGATTGTGAGAGCGACCTGCATTGACTCAGGCGGTCATCATACTCAGGCAGTCTATAAATACGTAGCTCCGAGGGAAGGTAAAAGAATTTACGCGATCAAAGGTGTTGGCGGTGAGGGTAGACCCATTATTGGTAAGCCTTCAAAAAACAACATTGGGAAAATTAAGCTCTTTCCTGTCGGTGTCGACACTGCAAAACTTTTATTGTTTTCTCGATTCAGAATCTCAGAGCCTGGACCTGGCTATTGTCACTTTCCAATAGGAAGGGAAGATGAGTATTTCAAACAGTTAACCGCAGAAAAAATCGCCACTCGCTACCACAAGGGATTTGCAAAGAGAGAATTTGTTAAGACCAGAACAAGAAACGAAGCATTAGACGTTCGTGTTTATGCGATGAGTGCTTTGTCTCTTTTGAATGTTAACTTAACCTCATTAGCTAAGACGATGGAAGTTAAGCGAAAAGCTCAAGAGGAAATTAAAACGACAAAACCAGTGGTTAGACCAAAACAACAAAGTAGTTTTGTGAACCGATGGCGTTAGAATCTGTTATATTTGCAAAAACTAGGGGCTTGAATGGCTAACCTATTTGATTCTGCCAACGCGCCAACCAAAGAGCCAGAAACAGTAGTTCCTGGTGACTTTATTCAATGGAAGCGCGTAGATTTAGGCACTGATTATCCAAACTCAGCATATACGGCGACTTATGTCGCACGAATCACTGGCGGTGGAAATACTGAGGTGCAAGTGGTAGGAACTGCCAGCGGTTCAGACTATCTTTTCACCGTTTCAAGCACTACCTCTGCTGACTTTGTTGCCGGTCTTTACCATTGGCAACTTGAGATTAAGCGTAACAGTGATAACGCACGAATCGTTGTTGATCGTGGCAACTTCAATGTCATTGTTGACCTTGATATAAATGGCGCTGACCCTCGGACTCATGCCGAAATCATGGTCGGCAAGATTGAGTCAATTCTCTCTGGGAAAGCTGACTCTGACGTTTCTTCTTATTCAGTAGCTGGAAGAAGTCTCACAAAGATGAGTTTCAGTGATCTGATTCAAGCGCGAGACTACTACAAGCGCGAAATGCTCACTGAGTCCACGGCAGAAGCAATCCGCAGAGGTGAAGCCACTGGCGCGACTATCAAAGTTCGCTTTTAAGGAAAGATATGGGAATATTAGATTTTTTCCGAAAAAAGCCTCTGAAAAAGCGCAACTATGCAGGGGCAAATGTTGGACGTCTATTTAATGACTTTGTTGCAACATCCTATTCTGCTGATGAAGAAATCAAAGGCGCATTAAAAGTTCTCCGCAATCGTGCGCGTGATCTATCTCGAAACAACGAATATGCAAGAAGGTTTATAAATCTCTCCAAAGCCAACGTGGTTGGCGAGAAAGGCGTAACCCTTCAGGTCAAGGCACGAAACGACAACGGCTCGATGGACATGATTGGCAACGATCAAATTGAACGAGCATGGAGACAGTGGGGACGTCTTGGAAACTGTACTGTCGATGGGAAGCTGTCATGGGTTGACGCTCAACGGTTATTCGTTGAGGCAATGATTCGTGATGGCGAAGTTCTCGTTCGATTGGTTCGTTATCCAAATTCTTTTAAGTTCTCACTAGAGTTTATTGAGTCTGACCTGTTGGACGAAGAATATAACGCCACACTCTCTAACGGAAATCGTATCCGCATGGGTGTTGAATTGGATAAATTCAATCGTCCTGTGGCTTACCATTTGTTTACGGCACACCCAGGTGACACTTCATCCTCTTGGATGGGTAAATCCTACAATCGTGTGCCTGCCGACAAGATGCTGCATTGTTTCTTGCCGGAGAGGGCAATGCAAACTCGAGGTGTCACTTGGATGGCTTCGGCTATCGCCTCTCTCAAAATGCTTCATGGCTATCGTGAGGCTGAACTGGTGGCTGCTCGGGTTGGCGCGTCTAAGATGGGCTTTTTCACCTCTCCGAACGGGGATGGTTTTGTCCCTGACGACTTGGATAATAAAGTGCCGATTATGGAAGCCGAGCCTGGAACATTCCAGCAGCTTCCCGCGGGAGTGCAGTTTCAGACCTTTGACCCAACTCACCCGACTTCGGCATTTGCTGACTTTGAGAAAGCGGTTCTCAGGGGTATCGCGTCTGGTCTTGGAGTTTCCTATACTTCTTTGGCAAACGATCTTGAGGGTGTGAGTTATTCAAGCATTCGTCAGGGCGCTTTAGAAGATCGTGACCAGTGGAAGGTTGTTCAAGATTACCTTGTTCAGCATTTTATTGAACCTGTTTATAGGGCTTGGCTCTTGTCAATCATGGAAGATGGGATTATCAATCTTCCAGCAAGCAAATTCGACAAATTCGCTGACGCCACTGTCTTTAGGGCGCGTGGATTCTCTTGGGTCGATCCTCTGAAGGAAATGAACGCTGCCGTTATCGGTCTGAAGAACGGAATTCTCTCTATGCAGGACGTGGCGAATCAGTATGGTCGGGATGTTGAGGAAACATTCGACCAGATTCAAGCCGAGAAAGCATTGGCAGAAAGTTACGGTCTAAAAATGGCGTTTGAGCCGTTTGGAGACAAACTCCCAACTGAAGCAGAGGTGACAAATGCCAACGCCCAATGAAGCCATGAAGGAAGAAGCCCAACGGGGCTTAGATTGGCGCTCTGAATTCGGTCGAGGCGGTACTGAGGTCGGAATCGCTCGGGCTAGAGACATTGTTAACGGGCGCGATCTTTCTGAGGAAACGATTGGACGTATGGTTTCTTACTTTGCGAGACATGAAGTTGACAAAGAGGCTGAAGGTTTTCGTCCTG